GGTTACAAAGAGTCTCTCTCTGCTGAGCGTGGTTAAACCACGGTGGGTTGGGCACTGTAAACCCAGAACGTTGGCACGTTCAGGAAGAAATACAGTCCGAAGTCATGTCCTATGCCTGTGTAGGAATGAATTACGACGGGGGCCCCGTTGGCCAATGAGACCGGTGTGGGAAACGTGCCTTGAAGCACGGCCCGGTCCCAAATTGAGCCATCGTCATTAGTGCTTGCCTCTGCCGGTGGAGAATTAGCATAATGGGGATTAGTAGACTGGAACTTGAAACGTGAACAGTTGGGGATCTGCACGTTAAGACCAGCCTGTGTGCGCTGATTCGTTAGCGCTTGTCCAGCACCTCCAGAATTTGGATACTGCAATACCATAGCTTTTAGCTGATTTTGGGTAGTGTATGCAGTGTCATCTGTGGCCAAACCGGCGTTCGCTCCGCCGATATTGTCGCGGAAAACGCGAAGATGTTGAACTTCGTATGGTGCTGATACGTCGAATGTCCAATTCAATGAACCACGATAGCAGAGATACGATGGGGCGAACCACGTGAGCGCGGTCAGGCGCGCAAAGTTGTAAAGCGCCGTACCGGGAGTCGTGACAATCTTATTCACGGCTGTATAGCCGTTTGCCTCGAAACCGGGATGAAGTGGGAACTTAAAGAAGCTCTTGGAAAAAGTCCCATAAGCTGCTGTCCCTGTGGGGATAATAGCTTCCACTTGTGACACTTCATACCGACGCAAAAGTTGTCGCAGTGATCGCACATTCTCACCAAAGTGCACGACATATTGGTTGTCCACATTATGACGTGTGGGGCCAACAATCGTTGACATGCCTTCATCCGGCATGCTGGTTTCATCACTCTGGGGAGCGAACATGGAGACCCTACTAGTGAAATCAATCACGGTCGGGTTCGCAAACTCCACGTCCTTTCCAGCTCGCACATAAGCTAGAATTTTGATGGTCGATGAATCAACGGGTGCAGTCAGTGCATTGAGCACGCGAACTGTTATGGTACCATTATCATAGGCACCATTGTAGAAGAACGTTCCTGTCGCGTTCGTGTTCCACCCGATGTTAGCTCCTGTGTACCCGCTGCGAACGGATAGGAACTGTGTGAGTTGCTGGTAGGGGACCTCAAATTCAACATCACGTGATTCTCCGATGTCCACGATCACGGTGTGAACGACGTTTGACGTGTTAACAACACCTGTGATGTTTGTTCCACTTGTGCCTGAAGGGTCGAAGCTGATTTTGAGCTTACCTTTGTGGTATTTCGACGCTACAATGTGGAATCGGAAGATGATGGATCCTCGCCATGACTTGAACGCCTTTGCGACGTAAGCCATTGGCGTCATGTACAACTTCTTCTGCGTAAGAGCATCAATGTCGTACATGGTTGGTGCTACGTTGGAACAAAATAATGTATCGTCAACGAGATTTGAGGTAGACCAGCTTGCTGAAGTTAGGTATGATTCCCTACAAGCGATAGAGGATAGAGACATCTCATCCTTTCCGCTTGGAAGGCCAACGATGCGAGGGTCGATCGATAGTTCATTCTTAGGATCTAGGGTTAATCTTTCGACTGGAAACCCGATCTCACAAGAAGCTAATTTTGGAAAGACCTCAGATCGCATGGGACCTGTGTCAGCAATCACAGGCACGTTGGTGAACCCGAACAGGGATGCTATCGAGCTTATAGCTGATGCACCTATTCGAGTGGCAGTGGCAAATGGTCCAATTACTGGAATGGACTCAAAGTAGGAAGCTCCTTTCGCTACCCACGATGCCGGTTTAGATACACAACCCTCACCAAACTCGTCGCTCTGCATGGCAAATGCCACTGAAGCTCCTGAAAGTTCGATGTTCTCCACCCACGCGAAAACTGTAACCGTTACTGAGCTAGAGACAACACCGTTAGCACTTTGTAAAGGTGCGTAGACGATGAAATCAAGTAGCCCAAGTTGGGTCATTTTTGTGGCTGTCTGAATGTCAAGCCAGTTTGCTGGATAGATGAAGGGCAGGGTCATGTTGTATGAGTCAGCATCACCGAGAACAACGTCGACATGAGGTCGCTGAGATCGAGGGATCAGAAACCGCGTGCCGGCATCATTTACGATGGTGCTGGGTGTGAACGATGGGAGAGGCTGGTATGATGCTTTGAGTAGGCCATAGTAGAAGGGCGATGCAGTTACTTGAATTTTCACATGCAAATCACCCCTAAACCACGCGTAATTGTTTAACTTAGGTTTCACATACGCGTTGTTGGCCCACAGTGACCAGGGATCGACAGATTCTGAAATAGTTCCAGCAACTTCTGAAGACCCCCAATCAAATTCTGTTATACGCACAGGGCGCTTAAAGAAATTCACAATGTCGGTGCTGATAGTGGCGTCACCTGCACTAAATGCATGGTTGCCAGCTACAGCACCGACGTCGGGACTCTCTTCAGCGTCATGGAATGTAACGATGTCACTCTGTGGGTAAAATACAACGTCTGCATAAAATGCAGATGAGGGTGCACAAACTGTGTGCACACCAGGTTCTTGATATGGTTCAAGAACACAACCTTGCGTCATTCTACAGTGACGCTCCTCCGTATAGTTGTTCTGAACTGATTTACGATGTGGGGCTAGTCGGGCTTTCCACAAAGTTGTTGGCATTTAGGGCCGCGCCAGAGAAATGTTGCTGCATACTCTTGGCAAGAGGGGTGTCTCGCAGGAGGGGACTGCGTGACCAAAAATCAGCAATTAATTGGTCAAAGGTTGGAAATGTGGACTCGGAAATCCAATCACTCAAGCCCTCAGTGATTACCAAGTTCTTGAAGAATCTGCAGCGATCTTCGAAGAACGTCCGTCCGTAGAAAAAGTATTCACGGACGGCTGTCTCGATTATGCTTGCCGCGTGAGC